TGGTATTGCTGAAGCTCCTGATCTTCCTCCTTATGGTCCTCCTTTTGGAAATGGTGGAGGAGGTGGTCCTGAAGTCTGGCCTCCTATGGTTCCTCAGGCAGGAGGTAGGCCTAAAAAATCTAAGCAATCTCATGGAAGCAGTAAAAATAAGGGTTCTGCAACTGGCAATAAAAAGCTAAATGCAGGGGATGAGTATGGGCAAGGTATCATCTCTGCTCCTGCGTCTGCTATTGCTAAGGCTGCTGGAATGCTTACTAGCGTTCCTTTTATTGAGCCTTATGCTCGTGCAACTGAAATGGTTGCTAGTAAAATTGGTCAAGTGGCAAATATCTTTGGATACTCTCGTCCTCCTGTTGTTACTGATATTCTGCTTCAAAAGCCTAATCCTACTGGAAATTTGGCTAATGTTGATGCAGCTGATGCAGTTAATAAACTTACTCTTGATACTAAGCAGGAATTGACTATTGATAGTCGTACTGTTGGTCTTGATGGAGGTGATCAAATGACTCTTGAATCTATTCAAACTCGTGAGTCGTATCTTACTAGTTTTACTATGTCAGCTTCTGATTTGCCTGATGCAATTTTGTGGAATTCGTATGTGACTCCTAATTTGTTTGGTATTAATTCTTCTGAGCTTCATATGACTCCTATGGCTATGCTTTCTCAGTATTTTTCTGCTTGGCAGGGGTCAATCAAATTTAGGTTTCAGGTTGTAAAGTCTAACTTTCATAAGGGTCGTATTCTCGTAAGGTATGATCCTCGTTCTCATAGTGCTACTGTTGATAATGCTACTAATTATACTCGTGTTATTGATTTGGCTGAGGAGGATGACTTTGAAATTGAAATTGGTTGGGGTCAAAATGAGCCTTTCCTTGGCATGGCGCAGGCAAATGCTTCTCGTGTATATTATGGAGGAACTCGTTTAACTACTGATGATTCAGCTCTTCATAATGGAGTTATTGAGGTTAATGTCCTCAATAGCTTGGTTAGTCCTTCAACTGATTCTGATATTCGTATTAATGTGTTTGTTTCAGCTGGTGAGGATATGAAGTGGGCTCGTCCTAATCCTGATAAAATGCGTAACTTGCATTACTTTCCTGCTACTTCTGCTGTTCAGTTTGAGCCTCAGTCAGGTGAAGTTGATTTATCTGGAACTACTGGTGATTCAGCAACTGATCGTCCTACTTGTGCTGATCCTATCAATAAAATAGGTGATGATGTGGATAATGATCATGAAATGGAAGTGTTCTGGGGTGAAGTTCCTGTTTCATTGCGTGAAATTTTTAGGCGTTATGTTAAAACTCGTACTTATGTGCCTGCTATAGCTGATGCTGGTGATGTTGAAATTAGTAACTTTCGTACTAAGGCATTGCCTTTTCATTCAGGTGATGATCCTGAAGGTCTTGATCTTAAGGCTGATGCTACTCCTTATAATGCTGTTATGACTTCTCCTATTGCGTTTTTCTTGCCTTGTTATGCTGGATGGCGTGGTGGTTTGCGTCATAAATGGACCTTTAATGGTCTATCAGGGAGTACTCCTATAGTGCAAAATTATGGCTTTTTGTCTACTAATGGTGATCAAACTTCAGTTCAAACTTTTACTAATACTCTTGAACTGACTAAATTCCTTAGTTTTCAGCGTGGTCGTTTTACTAATGCAGGAGCAGCAGCTACTAACTTGGGCGTCAATAATACTATTGAAACTGAAATTCCTTTCTACTATGGAAATCGTTTCAATACTGCTCGTATTTTAACTGCTGATAGTTTGCCTTGTAATTCTTATCAAATTACTACTACTCAGGTAACTAAGTCTGGTCAAACTCCTAATCAGGATCAGGCTATTAGTGGAACTTTTGATAGGTGGGATGCTACTGGTGAGGATTTTACTTGTTTCTTCTGGTCTGGAGTTCCTATCATGTATAATTATAATCGTGATCAAAACTCTTAAAGGCGCCTTGTATTTATAAGCGTCTTTCTTTTATAGTTTTTCCTAATTTTTCTTTATAAAATTAGGGGCCTAGCCTGAACGGTGACTGTTCAGGGCGGCACTTTTATGTGTCGTAGCAAGGACCTTAGGGTCTGCTTTTTCTTAAATTGAACTTAATAGTTTTAAAA